TCAAGGTCATATGATAATTTGGGCATACTTGAAAAAAACTCACCAACGGATTCAAAGTTTTTTGATGACATACTGTCAATAAAATCTTCTAAATCTTTTTCGGACATATCAACTCTACGATATATTTCTTCTCCATCGTGAACTTCATGTATGCATCTCTTTACCATTTCGAACAACGACTTTGTTTCTCCAAGTGCATTAAAACCTTTCATATCACCAAGACAAGGATACCGCATTATAACACTGATATCATCTGTAAGAGTAATGACATTCGTATGATTTTCTTTCATTTGAACATCAACTTCTTCCAGAGGAATTGAAACATTTACTTTAGTCTCTTCATCATCTGGACAAGTTACTCTTAACTCAGCTATTTCTCCAACAGATTTACTTCTTATCTTTAGAAACACATACTCAATGTCAAACATTGGCATCTTATATGGATCAACTTTATCTTCAACACAATCAGTAATGATTTGAGCAAATGTGCTTTCAATCACCTTGTCATCTTCTGATTCTTGAGCAATCATTAACGCTTTTTGTTCTTTTACAAGAAACGGTCTATACTTTATTGTTGCTCCTGTTGATGGTAAACTCAATTCATAATTTGCACTATTTAATTTAGGTAATCCCATAATTTTAGTCCTCGCTTTATAATCTATTCAGTATCTTTGGTATCGATCCTGTTATTTTTCTTTCAACTGTTCCAGTAAACGTATTTACTATTCTATCAGTTATACTTGTTGCCTGAGCATTAATATCAAGTTGCGTCCAATATCTAAAAGTAAAACTTACTGTATTCTTTATGATTTCATTGTTTGTAGCTTGATTTAATTCAGTTGCCTCAATTGTCTTTGGAAAACACTCCCAAAGTTTTACTCCAAATCTTCGTTTGTCTTGTCTGTCTAATAAATACAAATCAATTTGAGCAATGTAGTCGTTGTAGTATCCTACGTTCCAAGTCTTTTCACTAAATGCTAGTTTTTGCCATTCCTCAAAGAACCTTCTTTCAGCAAGATCAGAACTTGCTTGAAATGATACTGATATATCTTCTGCGTAAGTTACTCCATCAACAATCGACCTTGTTGGCCCATATATGTTTGTATCGTCAAGAGTGTTTAAGTTTCGCCCTGGCAAAGTAATTCCCTCTACACGCAACGATACTTGTCTAGCAGTAGTTGGGCCTTTATCTAAACCAATTTTTTGAAGAAAAGTTGAAGAAGAATTTCTTGCTATTCCTGTTGGTGGAATGATTACTGCTTCGAATCTGTTGGGTACTGCGTAACCGTTTTGAGAATGAAACCCAGACAATACATCGTTAAGAACACCAAACGCGGCTGTTTCTATAAATTGTGCGAGACTTCCTGCCATTAGATCATACTCCTAGAATCTTTCCATACTTCAGCTGAAGATGCTTTCTTAAATCTTTGTACTGGTAACAAACACGCAATTTTAAATTCATCTGCATCAACCCTACGAAATTGTGATTTTACTCTTGAGTATAGGTATTTATGCAAAGTTGGTTTAACTATGGTAAGTTTTTTTAGTTTGCTATAATCTGCAACTATTCTGGTGCTTGACTCATCAAGGTCTTGACTATTTGCAAACGACATAAGCCTATCCAATAATTTTACTCTTAATGGTATTGGCAGATAATGAAAGTTAATACCAAGAAACCCATCAGAGTATCTTTCTATTGGTAACACCAGCGGAAACGTATCGTAGTAAGGCAATTCTTTTTTAAATTTAGGGTCATAGAAAAACATATTCAATTTACCATAAAATTGTCTTTTGTTCCTTTTGCCATCTCGTATCAAATCCATCGCAACAGGCTTACCAAATTCTTTAATTTTATTACGATACCACCTAACGGAACGATCTGCTCCTTTTGTTTCATCTTTAACTGATTGTATAAAATTGCTAGTTGCCATAACTCTATTTATAACGAATGTTAAGATGATCTTCGGTCAGTATCTTAAATTCCATATTATTGTCTAGACACCACTCATTTGCGTATTTCCATTTTGCTTCGTTTATACCCCACGTTTTAACTTCGTTGAACCATCGTTTAGTTTTTCTCTTGGGTTGAGATGGTGGTGGTTTGCATTGAGCTTTAGGTTTAACTTCTATAATAAACTTTTTGATGCTTCCGTCATGTTGTTTTGTTTTTATATAAAAATCTGGGAAATATCTGTGTATTTTTCCGTCCCAAGGTGATAAATAAGGTATAATGATTTCTTCACTGCCCCATTCAATAATAGAATCACTGGAGTCGCAATAGACCATAAACCTACGTTCCCAGAGAGAACGATAAATAACTTGAGAGTAATCCCCTTTATATTTTTTGGGATTTTTTGGAATATAACGACCTGAGTATGACATAACTTATAAATAGTATATATAAGGAAGAACTATGGCAATATTAGATGGTATAAAAAATGCGGTTACTGCAAACGTAGCCAGATCAGCAAACAAAGTTGCTGTCAACGGTTTAAATAATATTGTAGGTGATATATTTGGTACAAACCCCCTCACTGGCCCAGCTGCTCAATTAGCACAACGACAACAATCAAAGTTTTGCACTAAAAATCTTGCGTATCCTGCTGGTGTTGAAGGTGATGACCAACAAGGTCATTATGTTATATTTGAAATTTTAGAACAAAACAAAGCAAAATTAAAATCGTCAAAGGGCGAAAATAAAATAGCAGAACTTCAAAAAGAAGTTAAAAATAGTTATGGTGGCACAGATGCAGCACAACAAAAAGCAATTGACAATTTAGAAAAAGAAAAAGAAAGAGTTCGTGCAGCTGGTAGAAAACGTGAAGGTGCAGGTGGCAGTAGTAATTCAATCCAACTGTCAAGAGGTGCGACAACCAGAATATCAACTATGATTGCGTTGTATATGCCTGCTTCGATATCTGTTAGTTACAACTCAAAATTTGGAGAACAAGAAATTGGTGCATTAGCTGGTGCAGCTGCAGGCGCATTAGACGCATTTGCTGGTCGAGGTGATGCAGATGGAAGCACTGCTTTAAAAGGTGCATTGAACGAGTTAGGAAAGGGTTCGGAAGCTGGACTACTTAAAGTAGCTGATGCCGTAGCCCCTGGCGCTACTGCGTTAGTTGCATTAGAAAAAGGTGCAGTTAGGACTCCAAAAATGGAACTGATGTTTGAGGGTATTGGAAGAAGAGAGTTCTCATATGAGTTTACTTTCATACCAAAAAGTGAGGAAGAAGCTGAAACAATAAAAGAAATTGTAATGCAATTTAAATTTCATATGGCATCTAAGTACACAGATGGAACTTTTAGAGAAATGGAAATACCAAGTTTCTTTAACATAAGATATATGTACAAAAATGGAATGAACGAACACCTCAATAAAATATCAACTTGTGCATTAGAATCAATGGACGTAAGTTATGGTGCAGATAGGTTTGTTGCATATGAAGGTGGAGTTCCACAAACAACAAAAATTTCTTTGAAGTTTAAAGAAATGGAAATCATCACCAAAGACCAAATTGCACAGGGGTTCTAAAAAATGTATTTTGCACAATTTCCTTTAACTATTTACGACTCTGTTGGAAATGAAAATTACAAACTTGTAACTAATTTATTAAAACGAGTTGCAATTCGTTCTAAAGTAAAAGTCAACACTTTATTTTTTGATACCTATGATGTTAAAGAGGGCGAAACACCAGAGATGATTGCAGACAAGTTATATGATGACCCAGAACTGCATTGGATAGTACTTATGGTTAATGACATTACTGACAGGTATCATCAGTGGCCAAAGAATCAAAATCAATTTCTTTCTCATATTAATGACAAGTATTCTAATATTAGTGGAACACATCATTACGAGATAAGTCAAACTTCGGGCGATACAACTATAAAGATTAATATTGGAACAGACAACACAGATCACCCAACAGCAACTCTAATCACTAACTATGAATATGAACAAGAACGTCAGGATGCATCAAGAAAAATAAGGCTTCTTAGTCCAGAATATGTTTCTGATTTTGTAGAAGAATTTAAATCAATTATGAAGGACACTGGATAGTGGCAGATGGATTACAACACGCTGGCGATTTTACTGTTGACGAATTATCTTTAATTACTACATCTGGTCTTAGAGTTAATCTTATACCCAATGTAGTAAAGTTAACAATATTTGAAGATATAAATCAAAGTTGCATAAGTGGTACAATAACAATACAAGATTCAATAAATCTATCTTCTCATGGCCCAATCATAGGACAAGAATTTTTGTCTATGAAGATTAGAACTTCATCTGTTCAAGATGATGATGGGATTATAGATTTTACTGAAAATTTACTTGCAGTACATTCTCTGACCGCGAGAGAAAAAGTTGGTAATGGTGTTCAGTTATACAACCTAAGCTTCGTCAGTATGGAGTTGGTTAGAAATCAAAGAATTAAAGTAAAAAAAAGTTTTACCTTGCCGTGGTCTGATATTGTTTTATCTATGTTAGTCAATCAATTAGAAACTAAGAAAAATATTTTTGTAGAAAAAACTGTCGGTGTTAAAAAATATATTGCACCAAACATAAGACCAGTAGACGTTGTTAATACTGCTCGCGATCAAGCAATCGCAACATTCAAATCTTCTCCAACATATATGTTTTATGAAACTCTCAAAGGGTTCAACTTTAGAACGCTTGCAAGTTTGTACAATGAAGAACCATTTATGGAATACACTACGTTTGAAAAGGGTGCGCTTGTTGGGAAAAATGGTGTGATTGATGTTATTAAAGATTTAAATAATGTGCTTGGATATGAGATTGTAGCAAACAATGACACGTTAATGAACTACAGAACTGGCATGTATGGTTCAGAACTTATAAAACATGACATTCGCAATAAATCTATTTCAAGAAAAAAATACAACTACCATAGAGAGTTTAAAAACGAAGATCATATTGTGAGCGGTGTTACAGAGGGCAGAACTGAATACCCTTTAGCAAGTCAAGCTGCATTAAATCCAAGAGGTGAAAGAGTATCAGATTTCTCTGCAAGGACGTATGTTGTACCTACCTCTTTAAATAGTCGAAGTGATGGTCAACATACAACCCCAGATAACACATACCCATACGAACCCTACGGGCCAGAAAAATGGTTGCAGAGAAGAAATTCACAAATGGCACAAATAAGAACTGGACTTAGTGTTAACATAATATGTCATGGCAACACTTATGTAAATGCTGGTCAGAAGGTAATACTTAATTTGCCATACACAGCTGCAGTTACAGCTGCAGACGGTGAAATCAACGATAGATTTTACAAAGGCCCATTCTTAGTAAAAAACATACGACACGATTTTGATTTTGATAAGTCACCACAAAAACATGTAATGATCATATCATTAGTTAAAGATTCTATAGAAGAACCACTAGATTCACTGAAGGATAATTATGAACCATTTGCAGAAGGAGATATTAAAATAATTAAACAAAAGGAGGACTATAACGGCGTAGAAGTAAAAACTGTACCGCCTGGCATTTTCGGGGGGATTACAACATCAGACGAAACATAACTTATTAATAGAAACGAGGACAAATCAATGGCTCAAAAAACTAGAAATTTACTCAGAAAAAAATCATTCCTAAAACAAGAGAGAAACGTAACTCCCATATCAGAAAATGATAAATACGTTATAGAACAAATAGTAAATTATAGAAAACGAGAGCAAACAGGAACGCATGATGAAAACATTCAACGAACTTCAAGAGGGCGTATACGACCCCAATATATTTAAGGCATTCTTTTTAGCAGGTGGCCCTGGCAGCGGTAAATCATACGTTGTCAGGAGAACCACTGGTGGAACTGGACTCAAGGTAGTCAATTCAGATAACGCATTTGAGAAGTTGCTTAAAGACGCAAACCTTTCTCTGAAGATGCCTGAAGATGAAACAGATGCTCGTATTCCAGTTCGTGACCGAGCAAAAGAAATTACCAAAAAACAACAAACAAACTATCTTGAAGGTAGACTTGGACTTATTATTGACGGCACAGGTAAAGACTACGATAAGATTTCAAATCAGTCTAATGAACTACGTCAACTAGGATATGACACTCATTTAATATTTGTCAATACTTCACTAGATGTTGCGTTAGAACGTAACGCAAAACGAGCTCGTAGTGTACCAGAATCCGTTGTGATTAAGTCGTGGAAAGCAGTACAAGCTAACATTGGTAAATTTAATAACCACTTTAAACAAAATTTAATTATTGTAGATAACAATGAAGCTGATGAGGATATAATTAAACAAGTGTACAAACGTATACAAGGTTTACTTAAAAAGAAAGTTAAAAATACCAGAGCAAAATCTTGGATTGAAATGGAACTGGCAAGGAAAAAACGATAAATTGTGGAAGACCTAATACTCACAGATTCAGCTGCTCATAAAGTTCAAACACTAATTGATGACGAAGGTGATGACAGTCTTATGTTAAGAGTATTTATCTCTGGTGGTGGGTGTTCTGGTTTTCAGTATGGTTTTACATTTGATCAAGAAGAGGGTGACGGCGATACAGTCGTAATCAATGGAAAGGTCAAATTACTAGTAGATCCTATGAGTGTGCAATACCTCATGGGAGCAGAAATAGATTACAGTGAGAGTCTAGAAGGTTCGCAATTTGTGATTAAAAACCCCAATGCAACGACTACTTGTGGTTGCGGTTCATCTTTTTCTGTATAATCCCTTATAAATCAACAACTTACGAACAGCGATTTGCCTTGACAAACCCTGTTCAGACCCTTATAATGGTAACATAAGATGAAAAAAGAGGACTAGTAATGGAATATACGATGGAAGACACTTTGATTGCAGAAGATTTGATTGATAAGTTTATTGTCAAAAATTCTTCAAAAGGAGATTACTCTAAGTCTACTCAAGATGCTATGTCTAATGAAGAAATAACATTGAGAAATCTTCAAATTTGGGCTGAATATGAATACGAAGCTTCAACCGATACTGAGATTGCTAAAAAGTTCAATCTTTCAAATACAACCATAAACTGCATCCTAGCAAAAATATCTAAACAGGTGAATTTTTAATGGTTATGAAAAAAGAACAAATTGACGATATGACGTTAATGATGGAACAACTTGCTAGTGATGTTCGGGAACTTACATACGCAATGAGGGATTTGACCGAGGTTACAGAACGCCTTAACACTAAAAACTTTGAGGAGAGAAAATAATGACTGTTTCTGTTAAAAAAAAGTTCGACAATATTGATGATGGTATTGCAAATATGATTGCGGCTGCAATCCATGACTACTCTAGCGAACCTTATCGCTTTAATGAGGAAATGAATAAAGAATTTGCAGATGGGTTTGTTGTTAAAAAAGGCAAGAAATACATCAAAATTTTATCAGGCACCAGTGCTTGGGCATTTGTTGTCAATACTGATGATGATAAGTTGTTCAAGAAGGGCGACCTTTTGAAGTGTGCTGGGTGGGCTAAACCTGCTAGAAACAAACCAAGAGGAAATGTCCTTGAGGGTGGATTTCCAATTAACTGGACAGGGCCTGTTTATCTTTAGAATTTACTTGACAAACCCTGTTGAATTTGATATTATAATTACATAAAATAAAAAAAAGAAGGTAATATGAACGAAATAATGGACAGTCTGTTGAGACATTATATGAATCAAGATATTGCAGTTTTTCACTACAATAGTGAAACAGACAAAACAGAAATTGTTGCATATGTTTCAGTTGATAAAACCTTACCTGATAGTGAAAAGTTAGAAGTAGCATTTACAAAGACTAACTCTATTGATTGTGCGTGGTGGGAAAACAAAGAAGTCACCCCACAATTTAAAGGAGCAGGGTGTCGTAGCACCAGTGTTGGAGATGTGGTTATAATTGAAGAACAAAAATATTTTTGTGAGCCAGATGGGTGGAAAAAAATATCTAAGTATCCCTCTTCTGAAGAAAAAAAATAATGTATAAGGAGATATTATGATTAAAGCATTACTAATTGTAACTGCAATGTCTAATGGTGGGTTTGATTACAAAACTGAAATGCCGAGTATGGAATCGTGCATGGAAGCTAGAACGGTAGTTGAAAAACAAAACTCTGAGGTAAAAACATTGTGTGTTCCTTACAACAGAGTAAGTCCTGAGAAAGAAATACGCGGAGCGTTTGATTTATTCTTTGATTTGATAGAAAGAGTAGAAAAAATTGAAGACAAGGGGGCATGTGTCAAAGAAGGATTATAAATATAGTACATGGTAACATTAACACCATTAGCAAAAGAATACTTACAGAGCGCAGCCAATGAAGGCTACGTTACGCTTGGCGTAAAGTCGGGCGGTTGTAATGGATTTGAATATGTGTGGGGAATTGCAAGCGAGGATAATCGTATGCAACCATGCATAAAACCTATCGAGGGATTTTTGTTAATAGATCCCGAAGCAGAAACATATCTTGATGGAAGTCAAGTGGATTATGTTACTGATTTATCTGGTTCATTTCTCAAGGTTTCAAATCCATCAGCAACATCATCTTGTGGTTGTGGAGAAAGTTTCGGTGTATGAATATAAATGTAAAATTGTAAAGGTGATCGATGGAGACACTGCTGATGTTGATATCGACTTGGGCTTTGGTGTTTGGTTAAAGAAACAAAGAATCCGTTTTTATGGTATTGATACACCAGAAAGTCGCACTTCAGATAAAGTAGAAAAAATTTATGGCCTAATGGCAAAAGAAGTTGTGTTAAGTTATTTGCCAGTTGGTTCAACACAAACACTACGCACCAGACAAGACGGCAAAGGAAAATACGGAAGAATTTTGGGTGAATTTCTTATACACGATGCAAAGACAGATGCCCAGATGACGCTTAATGATTTCATGATACGAGAACATTATGCGGTCGCTTACTTTGGACAAAGTAAAGAAGAAATAGAAGATGAACATATTGTGAACAGGAGTTTAGTGGAGAGTGATAAAAATATATGATGATTTCCTAGATATCAATCTGTATGATCGACACCATACTGGGCCTTGACAAAACGTGTTGAGTATGTTATCCTATTCATATAGTCAAAAAACAAAGGAAAATCCTTGAATCAAGTAACCGTAATCGGTGGAACTAAGAAACAACGTCAACTGACAGAAAATGTCGTATGGTATTGTATTTCTGAATTGATGCCTAGACATTCAACTCTAGAAATTGAAGTTCAATTGACTAAGTGTTTAGATGAAGGTGCATATGGTTTTTGTATGCAGATGAATAGTGATCGTGAGTTTACAATTGAAGTGGATAAACGTATGCACAAGTTTAAGAATGGTAATCTAAACTTATCTGGTCTAAAACGATTTATTCAAACGATATGCCATGAGATGGTTCATGTTTATCAAACAGCCACAGGTCTTATGGTAGATCGTGTGTATCCAGTGAAACTTGGTTCTCGCAAATTGTGGAAAACTAAAGATGGTTCTTATGTTGACTATACTCATACTTCATGGTCAAAACAGCCATGGGAACGACAAGCAGTAAGAATGGAAGGTAAACTCGCAAAGGGGTTTATGAAAAGTTTGGTGAAATGAAAATTGAATGGAAACAGAAAAAATTTACTGACATGAAAAATGTCGAAAGGACAGCATTTGTTGCTACTCAAATTTTAGATATGGACAGTGAATATGGATTAAGCTCAGAAATTAAAATTGGGTCAATTATTCCATCTGAAGCTCTAAATGTGTCTAATGAAGGTGAGGGTATGAAATACTGTGCAACGAGAAAAGTTTTTGATGACCAAGTACACACTGATAACAAATACTGTAAAAAATTAACTGATGCTATGATTTGGATAGAAGAATACGAATGATAAAAATAACAGCAAAAAATGATTACGGCGAAAAAGAAACCTTTGAAAAATGGAATGGAAAGTTCTATGATGAGTCTGATTTAGACCAAATCATTAATGTAACAAACGATACAGCAATATATCGCCCAGACTCTACACTAGATGGTGAGGGTGTTCCTATTGCGTATGTGGTAACTAATGCATTTCCAGATAACCGTATGAGAGATATTCTGTATAGTATTGAAGAAAGTTCAGTTATGAGAGCAAACTGTGCTGGGCCTATTGATGCTGAAGAAATGAAAAAGAAAGGTCTTATTGAAGGGGAGCATTACAAACTACGAACGCCCAACTCTTACTACGTCAAAACAAAAAGTGGTAAGTGGGGTATGATTGCGTATGCAAATGAAATTAATTCAGTAATGATTGGTGCAAAACGTGGAAGGTTTACTGGAGCAATCAACATATCAAATCCTATTAAGTGGGAAGAGTTAGAAGAGCTTTGTGTTGATGTTGAAAGAGCGTTTTACAAAGCTGCACCAGAGATATATCGAAGACAACGTAGGTTTGCAGAAGAAGCAATTGCACCAGAACATAGACATGGAATGGTAACAACTCTATCAGCAAACAGGTACAGCGCAATGCAGAGTACCGCTATGGCCGTACACTCTGATGGCAAGGACGTTGAGTATACAACGATGAGTTGTCATCGTCAGGGGTCTTACACAGGTGCTTACCTATCATTTCCGCGTTGGGGTGTAGGTATAGACTTGCCAGATAATGCAGTATGCATTGCAGATTCTAAGTCACTACATTGCGTTACACCTATTCATGGGCCTGGCCAAAGATTTACAACAGTATGTTATACAGATAGGTCTTGTGCAACACAGGGGAACATGGGAAAATCTGAACGACTTATCGGCAGGTTCGCAAAAAATGAAGTTGGAAGTTTAGAAAATTTTATATAAAAGTACCTTGATTTTTCTCCTACCAAGTGGTATTATACTACTATGAATTTTTACACAAATGTACTCCAATACGGCAACTTTCTTTTGGTGCGTGAAGTCAAAGATGGCGAACGTAACATAAACAAACGTGTAAAGTATTCACCAACATTATATGCTCCTGTAGCAAAACAAACACCATACAAAACCCTAGATGGCAAGTACGTTACAAATATTCAATTTGACAACATGCGTGAAGCAAAAGAACACATTGAAGCTTACAAGTCACAACCAGAACTAGTCTATGGTAATACTTTACACACATACAGTTATATTGCAGACAAGTATAATGGTCGTGTAGAGTTTGATATGGAACAACTGATGATGGCAACAATTGATATTGAAGTCAAATCAGAGAATGGGTTTCCCTCACCAACTGAAGCAAAAGAAGAACTAATATCAATCACCATCAAGAACCATCAATCCAAAAGAATTGTGGTGTGGGGTGTCGGTGACTTCACAGCAGAACGTGACGATGTTACCTATATCAAATGTGAAAGTGAAGTGCATCTACTTAAAGAGTTTATGGTGTTCTGGGAACGACACTATCCAGACATTATCACAGGCTGGAACACAGAGTTTTTTGATATACCTTACATATGCAATCGTATCATCAATCTGTTTGGTGAAGATGAATTAAAACGATTGTCGCCTTGGGGTTCGGTGCGAGAAAGATCAGTTTATAAAATGGGAAGAACACAACAAACATACGAGATAGCAGGTGTTGCATCTCTAGACTTCATGGCACTATATCGCAAGTTTACATATACAGCTCAAGAGTCTTATGCTCTTAATCACATTGCGTCTGTTGAGTTGGGTGAACAAAAAGACGGCAATCCCTACGAGACATTCAGTGAATGGTATCAGAAAGATTGGCAGTCATTCATTGAGTATAATATACAGGACGTTGAGATTGTTGACAAACTAGAAGACAAGATGAAGCTGATTGAGCTCTGTCTTACTATGGCGTATGATGCAAAAGTCAATTATACTGATGTGTTGGGTTCGGTAAAGTATTGGGATATTCTCATCTACAACTATCTGCGTGAAAAGAACATTGTCATACCACAAAAGGTTGCACATGAAAAAGCAGAGAAGTTTGAAGGTGCGTATGTCAAAGATCCTATAGTGGGTATGCACAAATGGGTAATGTCATTTGACTTGAACTCACTGTATCCCCATCTAATTATGCAATACAACATATCGCCAGAGACACTTGTTCCAAGTAAGCCAGTGACAGGGCTTGTAGACAAGCTGCTCGAAGGTAAAGCAAGCAATCCAACTGAACACTGTATGACACCAAATGGTGCGTTCTTTCGTAAAGACAAACGTGGGTTTCTTCCAGAGATTATGGAGACTATGTACAATGACCGCACCAAGTATAAGAAACTTATGTTACAAGCATCACAAGAATATGAGAATACCAAAGACCCTAAGTTGTTAAAGGACATATCCAAGTATAACAACATTCAGATGGCAAAAAAGATATCTCTCAACTCAGCTTATGGTGCAATCGGTAACAACTACTTTCGATACTTTGACTTGATGATTGCATCTGCAATCACTACATCGGGTCAGTTATCTATTCGGTGGATTGAGAAATCCCTTAACATTTATTTGAACAAACTATTGGAGACAGATAATGAAGACTATGTTATTGCTTCGGATACAGACTCGGTATACATCACTTTTGACAGGTTGGTTGATAAACTGTTTGGAGAAGGAACGGAGACTAGAAAGGTTGTCAACTTCTTGGACAAGATTGCAAATGAGAAGCTGGAACCATTTATTGAAAACAGTTATACAGCTCTTGCTAAGGTAACGAACGCATACGATCAAAAGATGCAAATGGCGCGAGAAGTTATCGCAGACAAGGGTATCTGGACTGCAAAGAAACGATACATTCTGAATGTCCACGACAGTGAAGGTGTGCGATATAAAGAACCTAAACTTAAAATCATGGGCATCGAAGCAGTCAAATCATCTACTCCAAAAGTGTGTCGGAACAAGATTAAAGAAGCTCTCAAGATTATTATTAACGAAGATTCAAAAGTGCTAAATACATTCATACAGGATTTTCGGAGTGACTTTATGCGCCTAGACCCAGAAGAGATTGCCTACCCACGTTCAGTTAATGGGTTAGAGAAGTTCTCATCATCAAATGGTATGTTCGCTAAGGGCGCCCCTATTCACTGTAAGGGTGCAATACTATACAACCACCTACTGAAGACTAAGAAACTAACGAACAAGTATCCTTTGATTCAAGAGGGAGATAAGATTAAGTTTGTGCATTTGCGTCAGCCTAACGTGTATACCGCGAGTGCGTTTTCTTTCATCACTTTCTTCCCAAAGGAACTTGACTTAATGGACAGAATAGATTATGATACACAGTTCACTAAATCTTTTGTTGAACCACTAAAGTTTATATCAGAAAAGATTGATTGGTGGATAGACGATAGTTATGGAACACAAGGAACTTTGGATGGATTTTTTTAAATGAGATATTATAGATACACGCTTGATGACTTAAAACAATCATCAGATAGAAAATTATTCAGTTACATATCATTCTTCGCAGGGGGTGGTGGTTCGTCCGCTGGATACAAACTTGCGGGCGGTGACTGTAAGTTTGTCAACGAGTTTCAACAGGTCGCGGTAGATACTTACCTAGAGAACTGGCCCAATACACCACATATTTGCGGTGACATTAAAAATGTTACTGGTAAACAAATCATGGAAATGACAGGACTGAAGGTAGGAGAGCTGGATATACTAGACGGCTCACCACCATGTCCGCCGTTCTCTATAAGTGGTACAAAACAGAAAGGCTGGAACAAGGAAAAGACCGCGTATGGTATGAAACAAAAGAACATTGAAGACTTGACTTGGGAACAGATACGAATTGCGGGCGAAATGCAACCAAAAGTTATCGTATGTGAGAACGTAAAAGGTCTGACAATGGACTACGCAAGAGAGCATCTATCCAAGATGGTGCGAGACTTTGAGAGTCATGGATACACCACAGTATACAAAGTATTGAATGGTATTCATTATGGTGTACCACAGAAACGACAAAGAGTGTTCATCATATCCATACGAAACGATGTGATGGATAAGATTGGTATGCCGTGGATGCTTGCGAGTTCAATCTATCCAGAACCAAGAATAGAAGAAGAGCCCACTATAGAGGACGCGATAGGTGATTTGCGTGATGATGAAGAAAACATGGTAGAAGCGCATGACTTATGTGAGATTATGAAGAAGGGTGCAAAATACAAGTGGTTAAAGAGATTACCCAAGAATCCTGATAAAGTGGTATCAGTAGGAGATGATGTAGTAAGACCTTGGTACGATAAGGTAATCAAACATCGTGCGAAATGGGGTAAGGAACTGCCAGAGCCAAAGAACTCATTCTTTCAATCAAGACGAGTGCCGTGGCATCAAGCATCACATACGTTATCAGAACAGGGATTGCAGACAAGTCTTGCGGTGCATTTACACGCATCTGAGGATAGAGTATACACCACTAAAGAAAGTAAACGATTGATGACACTACCAGAAGATTACATATTAACAGGCACATTGAACGAACAGCTCGCAAGAATCGGATTGATGGTTGCGCCTATGTGTATGAAGTATGTCGCAGATAACATCTATGAAACGGTGTTGAAACCATATAAAGAGGATAATTAAATGGTGTTGTATTTATGTCACACATATGGTTTAGAAGATACATTTAACATAAATATCAGGATAACTTAAATATAAAGGGAGAAATTAATGAACCATTATTTAAAAACAGGAGTAGTTGCATTTGCACTCACTCTCGGAAGCATTTTTTCTGTAAGTGCTGATGAGCTTGATAGGCTCGAAACAGAACTTAAATCAGAAGAAGTTGCAAAAACAGAGCCTGCTTTCGTAGTATCAGCAAACGTTGGTATTGCGTCAGAGTATGTTTGGAGAGGAGTAACACAAAGCAATGAAGATCCTGCGATACAAGGTGGATTCGACATTTCACATTCTTCGGGGTTGTACATAGGTACTTGGGCATCAAGTCTGGAATTTAATTCAGCGAAAACAGATGCAGCCAGCACAGAGATTGATGTGTATGCTGGGTATAGAGGACAAGGATTTGGATTGAGTTATGATATAGGATATCTGCATTATCTTTATGCAGAACAAAACGAAGACAGTGGCAGTGGCGACTATAACTTTGGAGAAATCTATGGTTCAGTTTCTAAGTCATTTAACGGACTTCCATTGTCACCAACATTGCAAGCAGGGGTAAGTATTAGTCCTGACTTCTATGGGGAAACTGGATTGGGTGTGTATTCTTATAAGAGTGTATCTCTTGCACTTCCAGCTGGTATAACAGGAAACGTAGTTGCAGGCTATCAAGACATTGAAGACGGCAAAAACTACTTTCACTACTCAGTAGGGGCTTCAAAAACTATTGGAAAACTTACTGGTGCTGTTTCTTGGAATGATGTCACTACAGACGGCGTATGTTCTTCTGGAAATGACTGTGAGGCATTTGTATTTTCACTATCTACATCATTCTAGTGTAGACCAATCAGGGAGTCTTTCGGGCTTCCTGATTTATTTTATTATGGAGAACGACACATGAAAACACTACTTTATTTTTGCGGTATGATGATTGCGATTGCGATAATCATATACATCGCACATCAAAATCTACAATACGCACCATTATCAGACATATGGATTGCGATACCATGATTACCCAAGGCGAACATTACATCACACCCAACGATGCGGAAAAAATAGAAGAACTTCTATCAAAGATAACCGACAAGAAAATTAGAGAGAAACTTGGTATGGTTATCTCAAATTGTAAAGTCGATAAAAGAGAATGGGAGATCATGCATACAGTTAATGGAAACGCAGATATAGATTCGGTGGAAGCTGCGTCTGCATCGTTTTCTCTTGAGGGAACAAACTATCCTTCTTATGGGAAAGGAATCAGAGGAAGGTAAATTGTAACAGAAATGTAACATTTCCGTCATATATACAATTAAACCCCAAAGGAGAAACAGTAATGAAATTAATCATATGTGTCGCGTTGTTGATTGCACCAATGACCGTATTATCTGAAACAAAAAGATTTATCGGATACAAATACACTTTTGACTTAGACGATAACGCGAAAGATAAACTTGCGATCTATGCAAAAATCAAAAAACCATCACTGGAAATGAAGTTCGGAGTCGAGTCCAAGTACAGAGACATGAGCAAATCTTCTGCACTCTTTCTCTCACAGGAGTTCAAGTTCTAGAGTAATGAAATCATCTTCAATTCCCACGAAGAACGATACACTATTTCTTTAATATCACCTTTATATGTCGTTATAAATATTTTAAATCAATATAGGACTATTTATACATGGCAATAGGGTACATAACAGAACAAAACATTAACATAGCAAGAGGGCTTATAAGAGGCGCTAGTGTTGTTCATAAATTTGGTAGAAATCCAAATATAGGTGGTGTTCCAGAAACAGTTTGGATGCACGGTGGAACTTATACCTATTTAACATCTGCTTCAACAGTTTATGTATCAGGTGCTGACGCACAAGACAGCGTTGCTGGAACAGGTGCTCGTACGGTTACCGTTCAAGGTTTAGACGCTAGTTATAACGAAATTGAAGAAACACTTACAGTGGATGGTGCAGTTTCAACCAAATCATTTTTAAGAGTTTATAGAGCCTTTGTTGATTCAGCAGGTACATTACAAACTAATAAAGGTGTTGTGTTAGTATCAACAGGTGCTAGTGGAGGTGGTACTGTTCTTGCTGATATAGGAATAATTGGTACAGGTACTACCTTTGGTTTAGGTCAAACTCAATTAGCTTTATATACAATTCCAGCAGGCAAA